AAAAATATATTTAATAAAATGCCATATGAAGAATGTCTTGAAAATGTGAAAAGCAAACTTGTTAAATTTACAGGAACACATATTAAAGAAAATCAAGAAAGTGCATGGTTTAGTATGTGGATAGATGTAGATTGTGGTCATGAGTTTGGTCATAAATATACTGAAACATTCAAGGAGTTTTTTGGAGATAACGTTACAAATGAAGATATTGATATAATTTTTACTACTGGAAACCAAATTGGATTTTTGCTTAGAGCACTCGTAAACTCAAAAGTTAGTCAATCAAAAATGATTAGAGTTGCTAAGATGTTTGTTGCAGCCCAAATTGAAGACTTTGGAAATTGGTGCGGAGATGTATGTATGAGAATGTCCGAAGATGAAGATGAAGACGTAGAAACTAACGATGAACCTAATCAACTTCTTTAACTGTAAAAAATTCTTCAGGAATAGTTTCCAATGGTCTTTTTAATTCTATTTGCATTTCTAATTCAGCTAAACGTTTTTTATGTAATTTAATTAATTGTTCAATTGCCCATAAATTTTCTAAGGCAATTTCTTTTGCTCTAGAAGATTCTGGTTTCATTTTATTTTTAATAGATAAAAAGTTCTTTTTAATGCATTTTCAAACATTTAATTACAACTTCAGTAAAATCATAATTTTCTTGAGCTAGCCAAGTGCCTTTTCTGTCTTCGTAATTACCGTCTTTCAGCTTAGGTTCTTCTAGCTTATCAAGAACTCCTTTGAGCTCTTCAATTGCAACGAGTAGATGATAATTTCTCAGTGTAAGTTCTTTGTCATAGCCATCTGGCTTTTCACTAGAATTCATAAGTCTAGAAAGTCTATCAACAGCTCCTTCATCTCTGAATTCAGCTGGATATTCGTAATGATCATAAATTTTTTCAATGAGAGTTTCAGTTTGTTTCTTAGTTAGTAGTCGTGTTTTAAATAGGACGTATTCGTTCAATGTAAACATATCAATCATTTTAACTAGATTTTTCTTAGTTTTTAGTTGTCTTTCTTTGAGTTCTTGAACTTCTTCTTTTAGATGATTAATTTCATTCTTGAAATAAACTGCATCTTCTTGAATCTGTTTGAAATTGTCAGCTACACGCTTAGTAAAACGTCTACAACAGAACATTCTTTATTTAAAAAAGGTTCACCGTTTTTAAATCATTCCATTTTCATAGAAAAACTTAAGAGTTTTCTTAAATTTTTCTGTAACTCTTTCTAGGTTTTAAATAACATATAGGTTCTACAATTTTTTTTAGAGGGTTTTTACATAAAGATCTTGTTTTATTTTTATGACATGTTATGCATAATACTTCAAGATTCCATCTAATAGTTCTTCCACCTGATTTCCATGGAATGATATGATTAGTTTCAGATTCTTTCCAATTAAGTTCAGATTTCAAACATGCTTTGTTAGCACATTTTCCTCCTTGTTCTCGAATAATTTGTCTTCGATACCATGGTGGAACGCTTCTAGTATTTAGAGTTACCATTTTTTATTAATTGCTTGTAATCTAAACATTCCGTTTTAATGTCCCATATTATCACCTTTTATACGACAATCTAAACCATTATCTCCTCTATAAGTTCCTGCAGGACATGGTGGAAGAACTTTAGAATCAGGAGCAAAATGTTCACGCGACATATACATTAAAACAACTAAGACTAGTAATCCCAACCCTAAAACATATTTTTGATTCATTTATTATTTAGCCATTTTTTTAAGTTGATGAACTAAGATATGAACAGCTACGAATACTACAGACTTTACTAGGGGTTGAGGAAGAGGACCAAGACGAGGAACCGTAAATAAGACATCATAAGCAATTAGGTAGAAAGTCACACCGGTTAAAACGTAATAGAGGAGAGTGGCAGAACTTTTAAGACCGAACATTTATTCTTAATACCCCATTTGTTTTTTTAATTGGCATCCAAGGAATCTATGAACGACGGCGAACAATATGGCATGGACTAAAAGTTTAGTTTCAGTGGATCCACCTTGAGGTAAACTTAATATGACACCTGGAACTAATGCATAAAATAATACAGCATTAAATAACATCCATACTAAATGTTGTTGCATTTTTACTTTTCAGGAGGAGATTTTAATAAGTCTTTACCTCGAGGATCGGGTCGGCAAATTTTTTGTTTAGCATTTACTGGATCATCAACTTTAATATGACCAGGAGGACACATTTCACCATGATTATTATCAAAATATTCATAACCATAAGTATTCTGATACATATACATTACTACCGAAACTAGTAAGGAAAAGTATAATGCTTCCATCCATAATTTCTTATCTACGCGTTCACGGCAGCAATAATGACGAAATCCAACATACATAACTACAGAAATTAACATTGGCATTATATGACGCATCATTTATTTTTAAGACTTCATAAAAGTTCTTCGTATCCAATTACGATCTCGCTTAAAAGTTTTAGATTTTGTAGGTGCAGAATGTTTATCGTATACTGCAACAGCATTTAATTGACGAAAAGCTTTTAATGCACCTTCTTTTTTTACAAGTTTTCTTAATGTTCTACGACGAGTTTTTAAAGGTTTTTTTACCGAATATCCTGTAGATGATAAAAGACCTTTTTTTAAAGGACCTATACCATTTTTACGACCAGCACCACATTTAGATTCCATTTATATTTGACCAACATTATTCTTAGAACAAGGACATGGTTTTGGTTTTCCGGGTGTTAAAAAATAAGCTCCAACTACTATTATTATTAAAATTAATAACCACCACATTTAGTTTTAAAGTATGAATCTTTATTATATAAATCTACGATGGGAATACCATTTTTATTTGCTTCATTATTAAAACATCATCCAACGATCATAAAAACAAGACCTTCAGCAGATTATTTTGCTATTGATATGAATTGCCTAATACATAATTTCTTAAATCCTGAACATCCTATTGAATCAGTTATGTCAGGTTTGAAACAAATCTTTTTAGAAGTTCCTGTTGATTATAAACATGTATATATTGCATTTGATGGTTTAGTTCCTTTAGCAAAAATGGTTCAACAACGTTATCGTAGATTTCGTGAAGATAATGACGTATTTGATAAACGACAAATTTCTCCTGATACACCATATATGAGAAAATTAGAATCTAAAATTAAAGAAGAATTTCCTGAAATTAGAATATCAACTACACAAGAACCAGGTGAAGGTGAACATAAAATCTTCTTAGATTTGAATTTGCTAGAACTCCAAAATAAAAATGTAATTATTTATGGTCTGGATGCAGATTTAATTTTACTTTCTTTACAACGTCCAGAAAATATTTTTCTGATGCGTGATGGATATTTAGATATTCAAGAATTAAAGAAGGTTTTACCTATAAATCCTCAGCAATTTCTTTATTTATCAGTCTTATGTTTTGGTAATGATTTTATGCCAAATTTAGGTATGTTTTCTTTGAGAGAACATGGTTATGAAAGATGTCTTTCATTATATGAAAAATGTGGTAAACCGGATTTACGTAATGAAGTAGGACGACTTCTTTTTCTTTATGCTTGTGAACAAGAAGAAATTTCTACATTACAAAAAATTATTTCAAAACGAGGAAAATTTCATGAAAAGTTTTTTTCTGAACCTTTTTCTAGAAAATATAATTTACATATTTTAGATGGAGTTTTGAATCCTGAACCTGTCGTTGAAGCATTTTGGAAAACATTTGATTTCACTATTGAATACTTTTTAACAAATAAAGTAAAAAATTGGGAATGGTATTATCCTTATCCTGATGCTCCTTTAATTCAAGATATTATTTCTTTTGAGGAATCTATTTGTGAAATAAAAGATTTAACATTTAGAATATGTCATCAATTACAATTTATTTTACCTTCAAAAACATTAAAATTAATTGGACGTAGAGTAATTTTTAAAGATGAAATATATAGTGAAACAAGAGAACCATGGTTAAAAAAATATGATTGGGAAATGAAACCTAGAATTTCTTTACCATGGACATTAACCGAAATAAAACGGATTTCTTAATTTACATAAATCTTATCAAAAAATGTTAACAACATTTGTTCAACTTACTCTCCCAGACGGGAGGTTTAAAACGTTAGAATATCCAATAAATGAAATGGACAGAAAAGTTTCTAGGGCATTTCGCCACTGGAGATTGAATGGTCGTCCAATTGTAGAACAAGATATAAGACATCGCCAATCTGTAGTAAATTCAAATACTGGAACTTGTATGAGTTTCACTATTTATTTTACAGATAATTGGAATATGGATTTGAGAATTCGTTCATTTGATGAAAAATTCCCACAGTTTGAATTGGTATTTAAGTCCCATTCACATGAGAAAATTGAGGAGCTGCTCACTTATTACGGATATATTTATATGTCCGATTAGAATTGTAATCTCCCATTTTTAAATCCACCTATTCGTTTTCTAGTTTGAAATACTGGTGTTTTTTCTTCAATAGATAATAGAACATTATCTTCAAACGTATAATCCCAATCTATACTTCTTTTATTTAAATATTCATTATTAATTCTAAATAATTCTTGTATTTTTTTCCGAATACCGTATCCATCAGCAGTAAGTTCTTTATTCCAATTATTTTGTAAATATGTTAAATATACATTTCGTATCGATTCTAATGATGAATAAGCATTTGCATTTTTCAGTGTTGTTATACAGTCTTTAACAGTTTTTAAGATAGGTTTATCTAATTTTTTATTTACACTATTATGTGCTCGAAATACAAATAACATAAATTCTCGTTTTGAATTTAAATATCCTGGATTCCATGCAACATATTTCTTTTTCATTGTTATAAAATGAGTTTTACACGTAAAACAAGAAATTGTATCTGCAAATAAACTAACAAATTGTTCCATTAATAATTTTTCAGATTCTACCGGATATTCCGGATATAACATACTTGCCGAATGTAAAGTCATCCAACCTAATGGTCCCCAATAAGAAGTCATTCTCAATTTATATTAGAATTGGAAACAAAACCAGAAGAAACGGCAGCACTTAATATTTGCCGTTGTATTTCTGGAGGCATATTCGTATTTTTTACAAGACCTGCATTTTTAGTAATTTCAGAAACTTTCTGATCAGATAAACCACCTATTTTCTTCTTTAATGTTTTATCATGTTTGCGGTGACCTTTAGATGTTAAAAGTCTAATTGTATGTTTTCTTGTGCTTGAAGGATCGCGAACACCTCTTAATTTAATTTTTGAAGTCTTTTTCAAGATACTTTTTAAAGGTTTTTTCTTAATCTCAACTTTTGCTTCTTCTCCCATTTTATGAATAGTTATCTTGTCCATTTCCTTTATTAAAAATGGATATATAAGATTTACTTGAACGCAAACTAAACAAAATACTATGGATTGGGATGCAATTAAATCCTTTTACGAAATTAATAGCGTCCAAAAACTAGTAGAACACCAACTAGAATCATTTGAAGATTTTATCAAATATAAAATTCCCCTAATTATTCAGTCTACAGCACCTATAGTTGTATGGCACGAACAAGATCCTGAAACTAAAAAATATAAATATGAATTCAGAATGACTTTTGAAAATGTAACATATATGAAACCAAGAATTCAAGAAGCTACAGGACGTATTAAACCAATGTTTCCTCAAGAAGCTAGACTAAGAAATTTTACATATGCTGCACAAATGTTTGTAGATGTTAGATTCATTGTTAGAACTTATTCAGGTGAACAACTTATGGATAAACATGAAGAAACTAAATTATTTGAAGGTATTTCTCTAGGAAAAATCCCAGTAATGTTAGGTTCTTCTCTATGTCTAATGAAAGATTATCCTATGTCTCTTGAAGAAATGGGTGAATGTCCAAATGATCCTCTTGGTTATTTCATTATTCATGGATCTGAACGAACTATTCTTTCACAAGAAAAAGTTGCAGATAATAGAATTATGGTATTTACATCTAAAAAAACAGCAGCAAGATATACTCATTCTGTAGAATTCAAATCTCTACATGAATCATTTACTATGCCTCCTAAAAAACTAGAAATCAGATTAACAACTAAATTTAATGGTTATGGTCTACCTCTAACTGTATGTTTTCCTAGATTTAGAGAAGATATTCCTTTAATTGTTATATTTCGAGCACTTGGACTAGAATCAGATAAAGAAATTTGTGAACTAGTTTGGGGAACTCAAACAGAATATTATGAATATTTAGTAGCTTCATTTAGTGAATGTGCTGATCTAAGAATTTATACTAGAGATGATGCCCTAGAATATTTATCTCATCATCTTCAATATGGAACAGCTCTTGAAGATAAAAAAGCTTATGCAAAATCTCTTCTAGAAACTGAACTTCTTCCACATGTTAAATTTGCAGGTGATCAAAGTTCACAAAGTATTTTGGAATCTAGAAAATGTGTTTTGATTTCTCTAATGATTCAAAGACTTATTATGACAATTGAAGAAAAAATTAAACCCGATGATCGTGATGCTTATCCCAATAAACGTGTAGTTACTACAGGTGCTTTGCTAACACATTTGTTTCGTCAACTCTTTCAAAAGGTATGTAAAGATTTTCGTGGCAAATTTGTTCATGAAGTTAATATTGATACATGGAAAAAGAATGGTAAACCTCTAGATGTCCTAAATATAAATAATCTATATAAAATTTTGAAAGTTTCAACTATTGAAGCTAAATTGAAACAAGCTTTGGCTACTGGAAATTTTACAGTTCAAGGTGTTGGACCTACTACAGGTTCAACTGCTACTAAAGTAGGAGTTTCACAAGTTCTTAATAGATTGTCTTATCTTGCTACTGTCTCACATCTAAGAAGAATTCAAACTCCAGTAGAAAAATCTGGAAAACTTCTTGCACCACGTAAACTACATGGAACTTCATATGGGTATGTATGTCCAGTAGAAACTCCAGAAGGACATTCAGTAGGTATTGTAAAATCTCTATCTATGTTGACCTCAGTTTCTCAGCATACCCCATCACTAGTTGTTTTAAAAGTATTAGATGAAGAAATTGAATGGATTACAACAACTAGAATTCCTGATGGAACACTGGTTTCAGTTAATGGAGTTACTATTGGAACTACTCAAGAACCTGAAAAACTATTTAGAAAATTGAAAGAAGCTAAACAAAAATTTATTTTACATCCACATTCTAGTATTGTATGGAATATATTAAAAAATAATATTTCAGTTGAAACTGATGGTGGAAGATTAACTAGACCTCTATTTAGAGTTCAAGATGGAAAAATTCTTCCTCCGCCTGAGAAATCTGATTGGGATTCATGGGTTCATCATAATATTGAATATATTGATCCTGCAGAATCAGATACTGTTCTAGTAGCAATGTTTGATAAAGAATTGAAAAAAGAACATACGCATTGTGAAATTCATCCTGCTTTGATGCTTGGACATATGGCTTCAACAATTCCAATGTCAGATCATAATCAATCACCAAGAAATACTTATCAATCTGCTATGGGTAAACAAGCTATTGGATTATATGCAAAGAATTATGCTTCACGACTAGATAAAAATGGTTATGTTCTTTGTTCACCTATGCGTCCTATTGTAGAAACTAGAATGATGAATGCAATGAAAATTCAAGAAATGCCTTTTGGATTTAATGCTATTGTTGCTATTGGAATCTACGGTGGATATAATCAAGAAGATTCAGTTATTTTGAATAAAGGTGCTTTGGATCGTGGTCTATTTAGATCTCTATATTATACAATTTATAAAGATGAAGAACATAGAAATGTAGCATCAGGAAAAGAAGAGAAATTTTCTAAACCACGTAAAGAAAATACACGTGGGTTTAAGAATTCATCTTATCATGCAATTCAAGAAAATGGTATGCCAGCTCTAAATTCAATCATAAAAGAAAATGATATTATTATTGGAAAAGTTACTAATTTGAAAGGTGATTTGCACGGATATCAATTTCGTGATTCTTCAACTACACATAAAAATTCCGAAGATTGTCGTGTAGACGGTGTTTGGCAAGATAAGAATTCAGATGGTTATCCATTTATTAAAACACGTGTAGTATCTGAACGTATTCCTGAAATTGGTGATAAGTTCTCATCAAGACATGGGCAAAAAGGCACATGTGGTATTATTCTTCCTGAAGAAGATATGCCTGTAACTGCAAGTGGTTTGAGACCTGATCTAATTATGAATCCTCATGCAGTTCCTTCACGTATGACTATTGCACAATTAATGGAAACTATGTTTGGAAAAGTTTGCACAGATACTGGGAATTTAGGTGATGGAACTCCATATACTCATTTGAAAATTGAAGATTTGAGAGAACATATGCTCAAACTTGGTATGCATCCATATGGAAATGAAATTCTGTATAATGG